AAACCGCCTATGGATAGCAACCGGCATTGGAAATGCGGTCAAGGAATTCGCGGGCTACGTCAAAACCATCGACTGGAAAGGCGTCGAGGCCGGATTTGAAAACTTTGCCAAGCGCGCCGATGCCGTAGCGCAAGCCTTCGGCGGCTGGAAACGGGTGCTGGAAGGCATAGTGGCCATCAAGCTCGCCGGATGGGCCTTCGCGGCGATTGCGCCATTCACAAGTGTGCTGCGCCTACTTGCGCTCGTGCCAGGCTCCGGCGTGACGGTTGCCGCACTGGCCGCCGTGGGGATCGCAGACTATGCCGTGGGCGACAACGTGGGAACGCAAGGCGGCGTGCGCAATGATCATACTGCGTTCGGGAGATGGATTTACGACAACTCGTCAGCTTTGCGCTATGCTGATAACTGGCTTTGGGGCAGCGGAAACCCCCGCGCCGATGCGCCAACATCGGAAGTGCAGCGCGCTCGTGTGGCGAAAGCAATCGGCGCGTTCGAAATCGCCGGTTTCAGCCCGGCACAGGCCAGCGGCCCGGCGGCAAACATGATAGCCGAAAGCGGCATGAATCCTTTTGCCGTCAATGGTAGCCATTACGGAATAGGTCAATGGGATTCAACAAGGCAGGCCGATTACGCAAAGCTATACGGCCACACCATGCAATCGGTCAAAGACCAGAGCGACGCATTTCAGGAACAGGTAAAATTCTACCGTTACGAATTAACGATCGGATCGCACAAAGCTGTTGGCGACAAACTTCGCAGCACTAATAGCGGATATCAGGCCGGTGTCCTGATTTCCCAAGAAGACGAAAGCCCAAACGATCCAACCGGCAGCGAAGCATCAAGGCGCGGAGGAATTGCGCAATCCTTGTTCGATGCGCTTCCTGTCGTAAAAGACGGCGAGCTTGGCGATGCGCAAACCGGTTCGGCTGGCGCATCGGGTAAGGTCGATTTGAACGTCCACGTCACAGGCGCACAAGTGCAATCGACGCGCGTGCGCACCCAGGGCAACGTAAATCCGCCGAAGATCGCAACCACGAATGTGGGAGGGTCACCGGCACCATGAGCATCTGGCAAGACCTGCTGCTTCCCGCGAGCTACAACGGGGTTTCATTTTCGGTTCGCCAAAGCCGCGTTGTGGCAGGGCGCAAAACCGCGGTGCATCAATATCCATTTAGCGACACAATTTGGGTTGAAGACCTAGGCAAAAAAGGTAGATCCTACAGCTTCGAGGGCTTCATCGTCGGCGACGATTGCTACATCCTAGAAATCGCCATGCTTGCCGCCGTGGAAAAAAAAGGCCCCGGCATTCTTGTTCACCCGTCGCTCGGCATCAAAACCGTGTCCGTAACGGAATTTTCGTCAAGCCAAGACTTCGAACGCGGGCGCTCCGTCAACCTATCGTTCACTTTTTTGGAAGGCACGCAGCAGTCTCTGCTTTCGACGCTCGGCATATCGACCGGTGACGCATCCCTGGACGCGGCGATCAATACCGACGTGGCTTCGGCGGAAGACTTTGCAAGCGACGTTGTAACGGCCTTCGCTATCGGCGAAACGGTCGTGCAGGGGGCGCTAACGGTAGCGAACAACTTCAACGATTTGGTCAATACGTTGATCGCAGACCCCGCGCTGCCCGTGCACTCGGTTGCCGGCATTGTCCCGCCGGCAGGTTACACCTACGGGCGTTACGCCAATGGCGCGCTCGGCCAGGTGCAGACAGGTGTCACGACGGTGGCCGAGGCCATCGCCACACTAACGGCGGCCGTGACCACTGTCACAACTGCCAGTGCTACCCTGTCGGCGGCCGTGGTGGCTGCGGTGCCAGGGCCAATCTCGACGGCATGTCAGGCGCTTGCCGAGGCGGTGCGTGCCGCTGCCATAGACCCTGCAGATCAGGTGCGCCTGCTTACCGACATGGCGGGATACGAGCCAGTCACTATGGCCAGCGGAACGCCCATTGGCGCGGCCGTGCAGGCGGTGCAGCTTGCCACGGCCGCAGTCTGCCGCCGGGCCGCTCTCACGTCCATGGAGCGCGCCTGCGCGGCCTACGCGCCAACCAGTTACAACGATGCGGTCACGCTCAGGGACAACGTAATCACCTTGTTCGACGCGGAAATCCTTGTGGCCGGCGACGCGGGAGATGTGAACAGCTATCAGGCCATGCGCGCATCCAGAACCGCCATCGTGCTTGATCTCAACACCCGAGGGGCAACGCTGCCGAGTCTCATCGAGGTTGTCACGCCAACATCACTTCCCGCTTTCGCGCTCGCCTATCAGCTATACGCTGACGGCAGTCGCGCTGACGACGTGATTGCTCGTGCCGATCCGATCCACCCGGCTTTTTTGCCGATCAGCATGATATTGCTTAGCGCATGAGCGGCACAGACCCCAACGCCGTGAGTATCAAAGTCGGCACGCAAACCGTGTCCGGATGGCAAGATGTGCGGATCACGCGCGCACTCGAATCATGCCCATCATCGTTCGACCTCGGCCTAACGCTTTACCAGCCAGCAACTGCAACGAGCATAGGCATAGTGCCGGGTGATCCGTGCACAATCATGGTCGGAAGCGATACGGTTTTGACCGGATACGTTGATCGATATTACCAGCGCGCATCGGCAGATCAGCACGAGATACGCGTCACAGGTCGCGGTATGTGCCAAGACATGGTTGATTGTTCGGCGCGGTTCCAAACCATGCAACTCAACAATCTAACGTTGGTTGGAGTCGCAAAAAAGCTGTCTCAGGCATCTGGAATCGCCGTCAAAAACCCTGACGGCGACAGCGGCAATGTGCCGCAGTTCAATGTCATCTTGACAGAAACTCCATACGAAATTCTTGAACGCATTGCCAGTTGGGCGAATTTCCTGATTTATGAAAATGCCGATGGCAGCCTGAACATTGCGAAAGTCGGAAGCACGCAAATGGCTTCCGGGTTTACCGAAGGAAAGAACATTCAAAGCGAAGAAGTCACGCTGTCCGTTGATGAACGATACACCAACATGAGCGCAGTCTACCTTTCAACCGCGTTCCTTAATGACAATTCAATTCCCGCAGCAGGATCGAACGAGCCTCCCATTCCTATCATCGGGGGCGCTATAGCGACCGACACATCATTCCCGAAAATGACAAACGGCCAACCGCGCACGAGAAACCTTATCATCTTGTCGGAGCAAACCTCGAATTTACCCACATTGGCGCAGCAACGTGTGCAATGGGATATGGCGAGACGCGTCGGGCGCTCTCAGCGCGTCAACGTCACATGCGATAGCTGGCGCGATAGTGCGGGAACGTTATGGGCGATAAACTCGCTTGCCACAATCAACATGCCTATGCTCGGACTGACGAACAAGACGTGGCTGATTAGCGAAGTGAAGTTCCTCAGAAATTCGGATGGAACGACCGCCGATGTAACGCTTATGCCAAAAACGGCATTCGTGCCGGAACCCACGATTTTGCAGCCTTACGACTTCCAGGTCGGGCAAGAATTGCCCAACGGATCAAACAACATCGGACCGGTGGCGAGATGACGTGGGCGCGTCGAATCGCAACGCATCTGGGTATCGGTCGCGTTTCCGCGCCGCCGAACGAAACTCAGGCCGTGCAATATATCCAAGTATCTCACCAGATCACGGGCGAGGTCCAGGACGGCGTGCCGAGTGTGCAAATCTACGGTCTTGCTGCATCGCCTTTGGTCGGGTGCGACCACATCATTGCCTATGCAGAAGGCGACCGCTCCAAAGGAATAGCAATCGCCAGCAACGACCAGCGATTTCGCCCTAAAAACATGCTACAAGGCGAAGTTATGCTCTATGACAACGCCACGCAGCGCGTGTATTTTCAGTCGGGAACAAAGATCGTCATCAATGCCACGAGTGAAATCGACGTGCAGATCGGCAACGCGCTGGTGATGAAAATCACATCAGGCGGCGTAGCCGTGACCGGCAACATCACGGCAACCGGCGACATCACTGGCGGTTTTGGTGGCAGTGATGTTGTCGAAATGCAGCACCATACACACACCTACATCCCCGGCAGCGGTTCGGCGACACAAACGTCCGGCCCGGTGGCTGGCACATGACGGACATCGCCCTGACATGGAGCACTGCGAACGGCTCGGCGGACTGGGCCATCGTTGGCGGCGACATAGCAACCGGATCGGATTTGCAAACCGCTGTCATCCTGTCCTTGTTCACCGACGCTCGGGC